CCACTTTGAATTTGTGCGCTCATGTGTGTAATGCCCTTTTTTTGTATGTATGCTCCGTATTGATACATATTGTCAATAACATTGCGTCCTACATCCATATTATATATTCTAACATACATATTATCTTTTTCTTTGTTGTATACCCCCACAAATATACTATTCCCTATCTGCACAGTCTGCACGTTCTTACCCCCAATCTCTTGAAGGATCTTTGCAGCTGCATCTTTTCTATTAACATTCTCTGGTATTTGTCCTGAACTTTTCATATTCTCTATAGCTCCAAGCAGGACTTGGTTATAACTTAGTTTTTCTTTCTTGCTGTCTTTTAGCTCCATTATGTTAACTCCAGATAACTTGCTACCACGTGTAGTCTGTTTGCTGTTGCTGCTGTTACCTTTAGTATCTCTGAAGCTTGCACGACAAGAGGAGCTGTCAATAACTCCACCGTGCCGTTAGCACTTACAGCTTTTACTTTATACAAACTAAACACATCAGTCCCACTCGTTATGGTCAATGTTATAGTGTCAGCATTGCCTGAGTCTTCAGATACTAATATAGACTTTACAAGGGCTGTGGTGCTTGCAGGGCAGGTATATAAAGTGGTTATACTTGTGCTTGAAAGGTCTACTTTAGAGTTTTTATAATTATTTGCCATTAGCTAAGAAACCACCCCTGCGCATCTGACTGCTCTTTCAACGTATTCTTTCTAAACTGCTCGTCTATCTGGTTAAAATACAGGCGCAACGCATCGTTTAGCTTCATAGCTTCTTCGCGACTGTATTCTGCCCTCGGTAAAGGCAACGCAGGGGCGCGAAAAAGCACGTCATAATCTGTTAAATCTATACTCATCAGCGTCTCCCGTCAGGTCGCATGTCTAATCTAGGAGAGCCGAGCTGCCATTGCACTCCTGTAGCGTTGGATTGTATTTTTAAATTAAGCTGTCGTCCTCTAACACGCACATCAAGTTGACTGGTAAACGCTTCTACAGGAGACGTAGCAGAACGTGTTACTGTACCACTACTGTTTCCGCCTTCTGACGGGGTAGACTTGATACCCGACCCAGAGTTTGTTAGTGGGTCTAATGTCAGCGTAACAGACGGATTATCTATGGTAGAGCCATCAAAAGTCACATCAGGCATAATTCTATTTACTAAGAATAACCTATGTCCATCATCAAGATCAAAGTCTGCGGAGGTTATAAACGCGGTTATCGCTGCAGGTGTGCCTGTTTCATTGTCATCCAACCCCTGCTCATGCTCTACCAACTTACCTGACGTGGTAGCCGCAAGTGGGTGATCTCTTGCTCCTGAATCTACCCATGCTGTACGTGTTAAGTTACCAAAATACCACACATTTTCAGAATAGTTGTATATTATATACCTGTCTGGCACGGTTGACCCTGTTGCACAATAGAACCACCATATCTCGTTAAACGACTCGTTTGTACCTGCAAACACCTGTTCGTATTGGTTTTCGTTAAAATCGTTAAACACGTAACGACGTAGGTCACACTGTAGTGTTTCTGTTCTACCATCGTATTTATAAAACTTATCCGTACCCATCCAGTAAGCTATACCATTTGCATACGCTACAGCGTTTTTAGAGGCTATGGATATGTTCTCGCCAACTAAGTTAGCTCCCCACACTATGGGCGCACCTACGTACTGTAGGCTGTATAACGCTGCATCTGTCCAAATCAGCACGGCTTGACGTGAGTTTGCGCCTGTTACAATCCTTGAACCTTGCGATAATCGTAAACTACCTGCCTGATTTGTAGCCGAAGGTGTCCAGTCTACCAAACTTTCTTGGTCAGACCACCGAACAAGCAAAGGATCTATGTCAGAACTTCCTACTGGGTTAACACCCAAGCAAAAAACAAAACGACTCACGTCGGATACGATTACGTTGTTGTGTGTGGTGGGAACTCCTGATGCACCCGACAAACCAGACACAAGCACACCACGTGTAGATATACCGTTAGTAACATCCCATGTGTATAGTTTACCCCCATCAAACCCCAATACCAAATCTTCACCGAAGTTCTGTTGATGCCATAAACGAATACCAAACGAGGTAGACCCACTATTATTCCATGTTGTACCTGCTTCGTTCCATGCACCTCCGCCCCAACCTGTCAAGGCGGTCTGCCCCTCTTTACCTATATTTTCTTGGTACTGTACCACTTCGTCTGCTCCAGATGCACCGTTACCTGAATCACTGCCCGTGGCTGTGGCTGTGGCGGTAAACGTATATACATTTGCTGATGTGACAGCTGTGATCTCATGCTCCGTGTTAAGCACAGCCGCTGTTATAGCATCACCTAACGTAACAAACCCTGAAAAAGTAACAAAGTCTCCCGCCTCTGCGCCATGCCCGCTGTCCGTTACAGTTATTGTGGTAGATCCATTTGACGCTGCAAGGGTAGCAGCATTGGTTGTAGTCTTTCGCACAGGGGTAATATCGTAGTATCTACCCCCCTGTTCTATATAAAACTTCTTATGTGTACCGACACCCACCAAAGGTATGCTACCAAGCGTTGTCCATGCACGTATAGAACGAGCCTTTCCGTCAAACGTGTTATCAGATATACGTGTCCACCCACCTATCTTCTCAGGACTACCTTGGCGAAAGCGTATCTTATCACAGTCAAACCACCCACCCTCGTTGGTGTATCGGGTACGTTCTCTATTAACTCCAGGTTTAAATGTTACTTTCTTTAAAGGCATTACATCAGCTCAAAATGTGGTCCATCTATAAACGGGCGACGACCTTGAGAACGACGTAGGTCTATATAAGCGTTCATAGCCTCTTCGGCTGTACCGTCCCAGTCACGAAAGTCATCTATGTGCCATGCTGCGCCCCAACGAATTTTAACACCTTCTCGTACCGCAGCTTCTTTCATAGCATCGGCTATGTCATCGTACAGATTCAACTCCCAGCTTGCCCTTCCAGAAATATACGCCATTAAGTCCACAGCGTCGCCTGTAAGGTGTTTTGACTTCATTGTCTGCGATGCGCCCCGCTGGACGAGGTCAGCCTGTTCTGCTTCTGTTCTTAACCCACAGATGCAACCGAAATCGACGTTACTCACTGTGATGGCATGAGTAACAACAGAGTGTAATTCGTTTTTTACTCCGTCTAATCGTCCTAAACTTCTTTGTGATAATTTAAACGCCATTTTGTTTCCCCTTTGTGTCTGTTTTAAACGCCTTGTCTACACTGCGCATCCCCGCAATTCCTAGCATTCCGAGCAATAACGGCATCATTACACTCATGTCCGCCTGTGGAATAATTACACCAAACCCTGCACAGATTGGCGATACGAGGTAATTTATCATCAACGACAGTCCACAAATCCAGCCAATCAAGGGTCGCCACGACGACTGAAACCAATTCCCCTTGGCTTCTTCTTGATTTACTTTAATTTGCGCAAGTGCCAGCTCCTTCGCATGTTTTTCGCCCATAGTAGCTATCTCGTGCGCCAAGGCGGCTTTTTGATCTTTATCTTCTACAAACTTGTCCAGTAACCCTGTGACAGGTCCTACAAGCGAGGTTAATAAACTCATTTTACCTCTCCTCTATCTGCTCTCTTTGCAAGTTGATTGAACCCTATGAAAGAAGCCAAAACGCCCATGTTACTTAATACCCAAATTTCAGCGATTCCTGAGAGGTGGTCAATTCTTTCTATAGGAACAAGGGGTGTCATTAGCACTATAATAAAAGCTGTTACTGTAAGTGCTGAAAACCACACAAGGTAACGTTGTTGATCTTCTTTTTTATCACGGTTCTCTAAAAGCACCATACGCTCTTTGATTGCCATCTCTTTATCGGTTACCATACCATCACCATTCGTGTCGGCTTTCTCCCAGACTGAACCTTTTTCTAATGTTTTCTGTGCCATTTTGACCTACTTAAAATTATCATTTAACGAATCTACCACACTATCTATGTTTGGTTCTTTACCGTTCGGATCGTATTTACACCTAAACTCCATAGGACACTGTCCCTCTACCACCAAAGT